TAATATACAAAATAAAGATGATTATGAAGTTTATGATGAAAAATTAAAAAAATGGGTTAATATTGCAGATTGTAGCTATTTGAAACCTGGTCCTGGTTATGCTGCTCCAGACGATGCATTCATGCCAATTACTGCAATTGCGGTTCACTTACAATGGTTAGATACTCTTGTTTGCCTTGCTATTCCACCTAAAACCTTAACAATGGAACAGGCCGAGGAACAAATAAAAGAATTTCCTAATACATATCTATTCAAGACTGAAGCTGAACTGTTAGATTCATTTTTAGATTTAATTCAAGATGCAGATGTATTAAGTGGTTGGAATAGTGAAGGATTTGACATACCGTACACTGTAAATAGGGTAACAAAAGTATTAAGTAAAGATGATACCCGTAGATTTTGTTTATGGGGTCAATTGCCTAAACGTAGAGAATACGAGAAATATGGCAAGGATGCCGTGACATATGATTTCGTAGGTAGAGTACATTTAGATAGTCTTGAATTATATAGAAAATATACATATGAAGAAAGACATAGTTATCGGCTAGATGCAATTGCTGAATATGAGTTAGGTGAGCATAAAACTGCGTATGAAGGAACGCTTGATCAATTATATAACAATGATTTTAAGACTTTCATTGAATATAATAGACAAGATACGATGCTTCTTGAAAAACTTGATAGAAAATTAAAATTTTTAGATTTGGCAAACGCTATTGCTCATGAAAATACTGTATTACTACAAACTACAATGGGCGCAGTAGCGGTTACTGAACAAGCAATTATTAATGAAGCACATAGTAGAGGATTCCAAGTCCCTAATAGAAATAAGTCAGATACTAATGATGGCATGGCCGCTGGTGCATATGTTGCATTTCCAAAAGAAGGGCTACATGATTGGATTGGTTCACTAGATATTAACTCACTATATCCATCAGTTATTCGTGCATTGAATATGGGGCCTGAAACAATTATTGGTCAACTCCGCCCGGCAATGACGGATGAATTTCTTAAAGCACAATTAGCGAGGGGGAAATCGATCACTGCCGCTTGGGAAGGGAAATTTGGGACTCTAGAATATGATGCGGTTGTAAACCAAGAAATTGGAACAGAGATTATTATTGATTGGGAAGAAGGTGGTAATGATACAGTAAGTGCTGCTGAAGTTTATCGGTTAATATATGAATCAAATCAGCCATGGATGTTAAGTGCAAATGGAACCATATTCACGCATGAACGTGAAGGTATAATCCCAGGATTGTTAAAAAGATGGTATGCTGAACGTAAAGAGATGCAAGCCAAATTAAAAGAAGCAATTAAGGCTGGTGATAAAGTTGCAGAAGAGTACTGGGACAAGCGCCAGTTAGTTAAAAAAATTAACTTGAATAGTTTGTATGGTGCAATTCTTAATCAAGGATGTAGATTTTTTGATAAGCGTATTGGACAATCGACTACGTTGACTGGCAGACAAATTGCTAAACACATGGCTGCTGAAGTTAATAGAATAATAACTGGTGACTATAATCACATTGGTAAATCTATTATATATGGTGATACTGACTCCTGCTATTTCTCAGCATATTCTACACTGAAAGCTGATATTAAAAATGGAACTATTCCATGGGCTAAAGAAGACATTTCATCATTTTATGATGAAATTGGTGAAATGGTAAATGGTACATTCCAACAATTTATGTTAGATGCATTCCATTGTCCAAAATCTCGTGGAGAAGTTATCAAAGCTGGTCGTGAAATTGTTGGTGTTAAAGGTCTTTTCATTACTAAAAAACGATATGCAGTATTGGTATACGATAAAGAAGGTAAGCGTAAAGATATTAATGGTAAGCCGGGTGAGATCAAAGCGATGGGCTTAGATTTGAAAAGGTCAGATACTCCAGAATTTATGCAAAATTTCTTAAGTCATATTCTTGAGATGGTATTAATAGGAACCGATAAATCAGAAATTTTAGACGAAATTAGAGAATTTAGAAAAATGTTCAAACGTAGACCTGGCTGGGAAAAAGGTTCACCAAAACGTGCTAATAAAATCACTAAGTTTAAAGCATTAGAAGAACACCAAGGAAAAGCGAATATGCCTGGTCATGTTCGCGCAAGTATTAATTGGAATACATTAAAAAATGTGTATGGTGATAAGTATTCGATGAGCATTACTGATGGTGCAAAAGTTATCGTATGTAAACTTAAACCAAATCCAATCGGATTTGCGAGTGTTGCATATCCAGTAGATGAACTCAGATTACCACAATGGTTCAAAGAACTACCATTTGATCATTCAGAAATGGAAGAGGTAATCATTGATAAAAAGGTATCCAATTTAATTGGTGTGTTAGGATGGGATTTAAGTAGTACTAATGAGTTTTCATCCGTAAATGCATTGTTTGAGTTTTAAATAACGGTTGACATATCATTAAAATAATAGTATAATAAACGAAATAATAAAGGAAGTAATATGAAAAATTTTTTACAGGATGTAGTAGCTCATACTTATTCATTAGGTGTAATTCCTATTGTAAGAGTAACTGCAACACCAGATAAAACATACGCAGATGCAGTTTCTGATGATAAAAAAATGTTAATGAACTGTACAACCCACTCCCCTATTACAACATTAGATGGCGTATTTGGTTTACATAATTTAAACAAATTAGATTTGCACTTAAAATGTCCAGAATACCAAGACGGTGCAAAAATTGAGTTTGTAAAAGGAATGCGATATGATGGAATTGTACCGATTGGGCTACATTTTGAAAATCAGGCAGGAGACTTTCAAACTGATTATAGATTCATGTCTCAAAAAATGGTGGATGTTACTATGAAAAGTGGTGCGTTTAAAGGCACCACATGGGATATAGAATTTCAACCGTCATTAGCAACTATCCAACGATTAAAATATCAATCTGCATTAAACACAGATGAATCAGAATTCCAGTTATTAACTAAAGATAATAATCTAGTTGTTATATTTGGTGATGAAAGTACAACTCATGCGGGTTCATTTGTAATTGAACCTAATGTCAACATCAAACTTAAGAATACTTGGTCATGGCCAAAATCTCATGTTATTAATGTATTAAATTTAAATGGCGATAAGACATTTAAATTAGCGGATGGTGGTGCTTTAGAGATTACTGTCGATAGCGGAGTTGCTGTGTATAATTATACATTTAGACCTGTTGCGAAATAAGGATATTGTATGAATAATAAAGAATTTGATTTAGAAAAGTTTGTTGATATGTTTGATACAGCAATGAATTCAAATAACCCAACTGTGCAAAAATGCTTTAATAATTTATTAATGGTTGTGGCATTGGCACATGCTGAAGATAAAGAAAAACACATTGGGCCATTACGAAAATTAGTGGATGAGATTAAAGATCTACAAAACAGAATGTCATATATCGAACATTCATTGGTTGAACACTCAACCTCTAAAAAATACTATGAAAGGGGTGGTACTAATACTGTGCCGATATGGACAACCACTACTACTGATGGCAATGGATATGTCCCCCCATATTCCGGTGCAACAAGCACCTATACATTGCATTAATTTAACCGCTACAAGGATGTAGCATTTTATAAACCACAAAAAGAAAGGAAGCTTATAATGGCTAAGAACTACAAAACATTTTCATATTTCGAATCACGTCCTGATGTTGTAAAAATCTTTGAAGATTTAGAAGCATTTCACGATTTCTGCAGAATGGAGATGAGAAAATTTGATCCAGCAGAATTATATCGTAAAGATTCTAAATCATATGGTGCTTATATGGCGAGTAAACGTCCAAAGAAACCATATCAAGGTAATAAACCTTGGGATAAAACAAAATCTAAATTTGTTAAAAAGTAGTTAATTACAGTGGGGAGAAATCCCCATTTTTTTCAAGGAAAATAAATGACAATGGTTAGTCCAGGATATTCAACAAGTTTAGGTAATCCACATGCGTTCAATTGGGCATCTACAGGTGGTACTATTTCAAATTATAATATAACATCAACTGCATCATTTAAAAATAATAATGGTAATTCAGTATTGGAGATTCCGTCAGATGGTGACTCAGTGATACTAACCGGCAAGTTAGTAATAAATGGTGAAGATATCGATGAACGATTAAAACGGATTGAGAATATGTTGCATATTCCACAGAGGGATGTTATAATGGAACAGAAATATGAAAAGCTTAAAAACCTTTGGCAAGAATACAACGAAACTGTAAAAGCAATTAAAACATGGGAAACCATAAAGGAATCACAATGACACAAAAAATTAAATTCGCACACGATTTTATGGATACGTATGAAGGCACGTCTGAACAACTCAACCATATACTGAATAAGATAAACCAACATATAGAATCAGGTGGTAATTTAGAAGAATTGGCATCATCCATAACATACGGGGTTGGTTCTTATGACAAAATATTTTCAATAAAGATATAACGATGAGCTTAACTATTAAAGAATTAACCGAAAAAATTACCAAGATAGATGACGATATTACTAAATTACGTAACGAAGTTGGTAGCGAAAGAAAGATATCGGTGTTAGCTGACTACAAAGAATATTTAAATGATGAAATTAGATTATTAAAGCAAAAAAATAGAGGTAGCAATGGATAATCTTATAGCCGAAACCCCAGCAATGGGGATACTAAAAACACATGATTTTGGTGATTCAATGCATTATACAGTATTCTGTCAATGTCAAAACCCAGATGATATGATCAAGTTTGATCTGGAACTAGAAGCCGATGCATGGAATATAGTATTAAATACTTATTTCACACCAAAATCTGAATATTGGAGACGATTAGTAAACGATACCGGAAATTTTGATAATTCATGGTTATGGAGTATTGATTGTGCTATCCGGTCTTTAATCAACGGATTACATCATAGAATCACTGTTTCATGGGACGTATGGACCAAAGGATACGTGCAGTATCATCAATCTACGATAATGTCAGAACAGCAAGCATTAAACTATGCTGCTACAATTAACCAATCAATCGAAGATTTAAGAACGTTTAGAGAAAATCAAAAATCTAAACGTGAAGAAAAAATTTCTACTGATGCTCTTGATGGGTGTTAATGAATTAATGATAAGGATATCAAATGATTAAAAAATTTTTTAAAGATATAACTGGCATTACTGCTAAAGAAGAAGCAGAGCGCCAAGCAAGAGAACAAGCATATATTGAAGCAGAAGCTAAGAAAAAAGAAGCAGCTGCTAAACGTAAAGCTAAACAAGAAAAAGCAAATGATTCAAAACTGTCCCCAAAAGAAATTGCAACTAAACGTAAAGAACCATGGGTTGATGTTGTTGGATTTAAAGTAAATCAAGATAATATTAGAAATGGCTTTTACGAATTGGATTGGAATGAATATTTTATAAATGAATTGAAGAAAGAAGGTTATGGGTTCGATGGTGATCCAGAAGAAGAAATTGTTTCTAGATGGTTTAGAGACATTTGTACCAATGCTGCAGCCCAAGAAGGAATAGACATGACTGATAGATCAGCTGGTTATATTAATGTTACTAAATTAGTTGGCGGTAAAGCTGAAGTCAAGTAAATCCACTAAACAAAATGTGAACTTCTTGTAATAGTCACCCATTTCGCATACTTTAAGAATATAATGGACATAATCTAGATTATGTCCATATATAAAAATTATATAATTATATAATTTTTATATATTCTACATTCTTTATTAGCTTTCCAGAATGCTTTATAACTTAATTCGTTCATTTCACACCATCGTTTAAGATTAAAAACTTCAAAAATCATATTAGTTTCTATATTTTTAATAATATATTTTTTTGTTCTAGTTGGTTCAATAGATAGACCTTTATTCCACGGAATTCTTCCTTTGGCAGAATTAGACATTTTTTGTTTTGATTCATGACTAAAAGTCCTACCTGATTGTGCAAGTGACATTTTTTGTTTTGTTTCCGAGGTTCTTTTTTGACCAGTATTTTTCAACACTCGATTAGCAATCTGTTCTGCTGATTGTGGTGGCCTGTTTTTATTAGCAACTCCAATTCTTATTTTATCTTCAGCGGACCATATTTGTTTTCCTTTATTCCACGGAATTCTTCCCTTGCATGATTCACCAATGCGCTTTCGTACTTCTTCACTTTGTCGTCCACCATCACCACATTCTTCTTTAAGATTTGCCCATTCGTTAGATTCTACAATATTCCATAATTTACTATAATATAGACCAATAACTTTTAATTCTTTTTTATTTTTGCATTCATGTAAAATTTCAGTTGTATAATCAAAGCCATGAACTTTAAGATGAGCAATCCAATACACCCCACTTCCGATGTATTTGTGCGGATCTTTCGCACTAGTTTGCCCTAAATATTTCAACCCAGTTTTTTGATGAGTTTTTACGTATAGATAAATACACATGTTGATACTCCTCTAAAGTATTAAAGTAGTTGGGAATCCCCATTCCGCGAACTACATTCTTATTTATTATTTCTTCTTGACAATTGGATTTTATGGTGTTATAATACAATTTTACATTACTACAAGGAAGTTGTATGTCTTATATTCTAATTGATCTTTCAAATCTTTTCTATCGCGGTCGTCATGCTATACAAGGAAATGCTGAACTAAAACTTGGTATGGCATTTCATATAACTTTCCATAGCATTAAAAAAGCATGGCAAGATTTCAATGGTAAACACGTAGTGGTTTGTTTAGAAGGGCGTAGTTGGCGTAAAGATTATTACGAACCATATAAACGAAATCGTGCGGATAATCGGGCAGCAATGTCACCAAAAGAACGTGAGGAAGAAGTATTATTTTGGGAGGCATTCGAAGAATTCAAGAACTTTATCACTGAAAAAACTAATTGTACTGTTTTACAACATGCACAATTAGAAGCAGATGATTTAATTGCTGGGTTTATTCAACAACACCCTGAGTCTAACCATGTTATTATCAGTACTGACAGTGATTTCCAACAATTAATAGCACCTAATGTTAGTCAATATAATGGTGTTGCAGATGTTCATATTACTCATGAAGGATATTTCGATGCAAAAGGTAACCCTGTAAAAGATAAAAAAACAGGTGAAATCAAGATGCCATTAGATCCAGAATGGATGTTATTTGAAAAATGTATGCGTGGGGATACCAGTGATAATGTTTTTTCAGCATATCCAGGTGTTAGAACTAAGGGTACTAAAAATAAAGTTGGATTAACCGAAGCATTCAATGATAGAAAAACCAAAGGTTATGCGTTCAATAATTTAATGTTGCAACGTTGGGTAGATCACAATGGTGTTGAACATCGAGTATTAGATGATTATGAACGTAATCGTCAATTAATTGATTTATCACACCAACCAGATGATATTAAAGCCATTATTAAAGAAACAATCGAAACGAATGCAAAACCAAAAGAAGTTGCACAAGTGGGCATTCGTATGTTAAAATTCTGTCAGTCATTTGATATGAAACGAATGATGGATAATATTCAGCAATTTGCTGAACCTTTTCAAGCCAGATATATGGGAGACTAATATGGCTATTCTTGTACCAAGCGATAAACTTTCAAAAGCAGATGATTCATTAACTTTATACAAATATGATAACGGATATTTGGTAGAAGTTGGTGGTCGTGATCATAACGATGAATGGGCAACTGCTAAAATTTTAGTAAATTCATTAGAAGATGCATTTCTAATCATCAAAGATGCAGATTCATTACCGAGATCTTAAAATGTCAGAAGAAATTAAAAATCCATCAGTTGAAGAGCAACGTGAATTACTCCAGACTATTAAATTTACACCGCGACGTTATAAGATCGTGGTTGAAGGACGTGGCGGAGAAATTGTTATTGGAAAGGTAGATCGTGATGCATACGATTACTTAGAAGAGAATGATATCGACATCAGTGATTTCATCGATGACGAAGATAATGATCTAGAAGTACCCGATGATTATCGGTTTATTCAAGATGGTGCGTGGTTTGATTTAGATGACATTGCACATGAAAACGGGGCATCTATGGATGATCTCAGTGATATCGTTGTTTTTGATGAAAAAGGCAATGAAGTATGGCGACACTCGTTAGATACTAGTACATTAGAAGATGATGAAATTGGAGTCGAAGAAATTGATGAATGTTATATTTCCGATAAATTAGAAGACGGTGAAGTAGCATTTATTGGCCAATCATTGGAAAAAGGTTTATTTTTTGGTGGTGAATTCACATTAAAAGATGAATTTGACCCATCAAAAATAAAAATTGAATATAGTGATATAGAAGGATGGTCGATTTTCTCAAGTGTCCAATATGATGGCGAGTACATCGACACCGTTGAATATGATACCACTGGTAAAGGTATGGATTTTCAATTAGTAGTAGTTGAGAAATAATATTTGACAATCTATAGTTAGTGTTTTATAATAGACCCTTATTTGAAACACTAACTTTTAATAATACAGAGGAAAATATGTCAGCAATTATTATTGATGAAATGACAGACACCATTCGTAGTAAAAAACTTGTTCAAAAGCGCAATCTAGAACGTGCACCTTCGTTTATAGATAAATTAAATTTAAAAGGAAAATACGATAACCACAAGTTAGCGAAAATATGGGCCTGGCGTAATCACGATCATGGTGAAGTATTTGCTAGTTCATTAGAAATCGATTACTTGTTATTCGATCAAAATATTTTAGTAGAAGAAACTACTGACCTTGTTGCAAAACTGACACGTATTGGGTTTGTTGAACAGGTTGGGTTTCCGGATGAAGAATTATTCAAAGATTTTTCATATGTTATGTATAATAAAAAACATAACATTGCAATCACACTTTATCAGCCAACTCTTAAAACAGCAATCAAAACAGCACATGCAATTATGGAGAAATCCAAGTTCGGTGGGTCGTCTGGTATGGCTGTTTTTTTGGCAGCAGTTGAAGTTTTAATTAAAAAATAATCAAGGATTTAATAACATGGAATGGTTCAGAGATATACCACAGAAAGGGATTTTGTGCAAATGCAGCTATGAAAAAAATGGTGGTCAATATAAAATTGATGTAATCACTAGATATAATGACCACCCACTTTCTGAATTTAGATTCAGAAATAAAGACAAGTACTATGCTTATGCAATTCCATTGACACCAGATGAAGTGTATGATTTAATTTACCTGGATGTTCACAATGACTGAAATTCATGCTAAACCAATAGTCGATGGTAAATTTTGGGTGGTTGAACAAGATGGTGAAAAAGTTGCAACTCTTCAAAAACAAGAAAATAATAAATTTATGCTGTCAAACCATGATGGAGAAATGTGGTTTAATAAAAAAGAAGAATTGACTACCTATTTTGGACAAGACTTCTTTATAACAATGGATATGTTAAACTTTAAAAAATCAGATGAAAATGAATGTCATGGTTATCAAACTAGGACTAAACCATACAACGCAATGTATGATGTAAGACGTAGATTACCATTATTCACAAAAAATGCACATAGTAAAAGTTTACATTGTGCTGGCTGGTATGTTGTAAAGTTTAAAAACTGGGTACTATCATTTTGCCCAAAACTAATTACTGTTGAACGGTACGATTGTCATGGGCCGTTTAAAACAAAAGAAGAAGCGAGTAAATTTAAATGCAACATCAAATAAATTTATCACCAATTACACAATTTGCTCAATTAATGAGAGCGGCAGAATTAAGTCAACAGAAAGAAATTAAAATACCAATCAATCAAGCTAGATTATTAAACTTGACATTGTTGGAACTTGTTGATAAAATAAACCAAGATTACGAAGCAATGTTTAATGAAATAAAAAAATCAGTTGACACAGAAATTGTTTCTGTTACAATGGATGGCGGTGGATTCGAAGATAAAAAATAAGATAAATATATGCGTAGTTAATGGAGATTCATATGGCTAGACCAAAACCGCATATACTCTTAGAAAAAACCGATAAGAAAACATATAAAACAGTTCAGATCTTAGAATCTGATGCTGTATGGGCAGTTTTTTACAAAAATTCTGCGTTTAACCTGAAAAGCTCCAACAGCTTGACGAGTTACCCAGGTCCTAAGTATAAGAAAACTAGTTTTTCTAACCCAGGACATGCCCATAATTTAGCTAAAAAATTAAATGAGGAATTTGGCGTTGAAGATTTTCAAGTAGTCAAATTAACTCAAGGAACAATTATTAAATGATTACTAGGGATGCCCTGACTAGGATATTTTTAACCGAGTGGGGAAAAAGTGCTGATGATGCGAATGTCAAGTTTTACTCACGGGTATGGTGGCAATCAAGTCGTGCTAGTGCACAAACTGCTTTTAGATTAACTAAAGAAGGATTAACTTTTTTAGTTAATGAATTGGAATTAAAAGCATATGAAGTGCCGTTTACTGAGCCAATTGAACATAGTCCACAAACTATGATCTATTTAAGTAGGTATATAAATTGCCCTTATTACTTGACTCATAACAGTATTACGGTATTTTCAGAAATTAAAAGTTTTGAATTATATCTATTTTCCGATGACATCAGGAAGTATGGAATAATCAAAGCACTTAATGCCAGAAATAAAACTTTAGATGAAAATAAAGATTGACAACATCCTTAAAGTTTTATATAATACAACTTCAATTTAGATAGAAACTTTTTTTAACACAACACAGAGAGTACACAATGAGCGAAAGAGCAGTAGGTCCTAAATCAGCAAAGAAAGCAATCATTAAAGCTTTAAAAGTTAAACGTCCAATTTTTATCTGGGGTCCTCCAGGTATCGGTAAATCTGACTTGATTAAACAAATTGGTGATGAATCAGGTTCACATGTTATCGACGTGCGTTTATCTTTATGGGATCCAACCGATATTAAAGGTGTTCCATTCTTCGATGATCATTCTGGTACAATGAAATGGGCTCCACCATCTGAATTACCAGGTATGAAAGAAGCTGAACAATACAGCAGAATAATCTTATTCTTGGATGAAATGAACTCGGCTGCACCATCAGTACAATCTGCGGCGTATCAGTTGGTATTAAACCGTAAAGTTGGTACTTATTCATTACCAGATAACGTGGTTATCGTTGCTGCTGGTAACCGTGAAGGTGATAAAGGTGTTACTTATCGTATGCCAGCACCATTGGCAAATCGTTTCATTCACGTTGAAATGGAACACAAATTTGATGACTGGTTCGAATGGGCTACTGAAAATAAAATCCACAAAGATATCGTGGGTTTCTTGAACTGGTCGAAAGGCGATTTGTACAGCTTCGACCCAAAATCAAGTTCACGTGCTTTTTCAACACCACGTTCTTGGTCATTTGTTAGCGAGTTGTTAACTGAAAATGATTGTGATGATGAAACATTGATGACGTTAATGTCAGGTTCGGTTGGTGAAGGTGTAGCATTAAAATTCGGTGCTTACCAAAAATTGGCAGGTAAAATGCCTAATCCAACCGATATCTTAAAGGGTAAAGTCACCAAACTTGACTATAAAGAAATCTCAGCAATGTACTCATTGACTGTTGGTTTATGTTACGAGTTAAAAGATGGTGCTGACCGCAAAGATAAAGACTGGAACGATCAAGTCAATTGCTTCTTCCAATTCATGATGGACAATTTCGAAACTGAATTGGTTATTATGGGTACCAAAATCGCATTAGCAACCTACAAATTACCATTGGATGTTGACCAAATCAAATGCTTTATGGAATTCCATAAAAAATACGGTAAATACATCGCTGCTGCTACCGATAATTAATCGATAGTTGTTATTGACACCTCCTTCGGGAGGTGTTATTATTATCGATTATTAATTAAATAGGAAATAAAAATGTCAAACGATCCAGTATTAACTAAGATTATTGATAACATCATCGTAGCTCGTGTTGGCTTATTACTACGTCATCCATTCTTCGGCAATCTTGCAACTCGCTTGGTTATTAAAGAAGGTGGGGAATGGTGTAAAACAGCGGCTACAGAAGGTAGACACATCTTCTTCAATAAAGAATTCTTTGCACCATTAACAGTTAAGCAAATTGAATTTGTATTAGCTCACGAAATTCTTCATAATGCATTCGATCACATGGGTCGTCGTGAAGGTCGTCATCCTAAAATCTTCAATTGGGCAGCTGATTATTGTGTAAATGGACAAATCGTTCGTGATAAAATCGGCGATCATAATATTCCAGGTATCAGTATCCTGCATGACCCGCAATATTATGGAATGGGTGCTGAAGAAATTTATGACATCTTGAAAGATCATAATGATGACCAATTAGATAAGTTAGGCGATCTGCTTGACCAACATTTCGATTGGGAACAATCTGACGATGACGATGATGATGGTCGCCCACGTTATACGAAAGAAGAACTTCGAGCAATGCGTGATGAAGTTCGCGAAGCAGTGATGGCAGCAGCACAAGCGGCTGGTGCGGGTAATACTCCCGGTATGATTCAACGAATGATCAAGGAGCTTACTGAACCGAAAATGAACTGGCGTGAAATTCTACAACAACAAATTCAAAGTGTAATTAAAGATGATTATACTTGGATGAGACCTAATAAAAAAGCATGGCATCTATCTGCGGTTTTACCAGGTTCTAGTCTTCGAGATACAATAGATATTGTTGTTGCAATTGATATGTCAGGTTCTATTGGTGATGACCAAGCAAGGGACTTTTTAAGTGAAATTAAAGGTATCATGCAACAATACCAAGATTTCAAAATTAAAGTATTCTGTTTTGATACACGGGTATACAATGAAGCTGATTATGATGGATATACCATTGATGAGTTTGACAACTATCAACCAATGGGTGGTGGTGGAACCGACTTCGATGTAAACTGGGAATATATGAAAGCTAACGACATTGTTCCTAAAAAATTCATCATGTTTACTGATGGATATCCATGTGGTTCATGGGGTGATGAAAATTATTGTGATACAGTGTTTATCATTCACGGCAATAATACAATTGTTCCACCATTCGGTGATTATGCTTACTACGAGTTCTCAAACGTCGGTGCATAAATGGCAATAAAAAACGGTACACCAAATCCGTTAAATTACTTCAACTTGCGGAGAGTGGAATATTCACCTCCGCATTTTAAGTACTTTACGATTAACAAGTTTAATCCATCACAAATTAGAATTATTAATGACTGGATTATGGAAAACTTAAATAGTAGATATTACATTGGTCAAGGAATAATGCTTGACAATACTAACACAATAGTGTATAATACACGTATTGGATTTGAAAGTGAAAAGGAAATCACTTTTTTCACAATTGCTTGTCCTCACATTCATACGAGATAAGTAATATATAAAATAACGTTATAAGGAGATAACATGTCAGACGTAGAAAACACAACCGAAAACACACAAGAAGACGTAGCAACAGCCGAACAAGCACCTGCTGAACTTACAATTAATGATCTAAACTCATTGAAAGTAATTATCGATATTGCTAGTTCTCGTGGCGTTTTTAAACCTGCTGAATATGCAGCAGTTGGCCAAACATACACCAAACTTTCTACCTTTTTAGAGCAAGTAGCTAAACAAGCAGAAGCAACTGGTGCACAATAATGGCTGAATTAAAACACGTAGGCAGAGTAATCGCTACTGGTAAAAAATGCTTAATCGCGTATCGGACTCTACCAGGAGATGCATATAGCGCATTAGTAGTTCCAACAGAAAATTTACCAGATAGTTATCACGATGCACTAATTAATTTAGTCGAAAGTAACGCTGGCCAAACTTCTCATGAATTCGCTGAAGCATTAGATCGTACTCAATTTCCTGATGGCAGTCGTATGCTTCCAGCATTACATGCACAAGGAAGATTGGTCAAGATTCCAACAGATCAAGTTGAAGTCGTTCCAACCAATTCAACCTCTATTGTTTTAGCAGAACTTAACCAAATCATTGCTGATAGTCGTGGGATTCCGGTAGATGAATTATCTATTAAACCAGCCGATGCAGAAGTTAAAGAAGTAGCTAAAGTAAAGGATTTAGGAGAACCTTCAATTGGTGAAGATTTTTCTAGAACTACATCAGCTAGTATTAATGAAGGTGAAGTAGTTCAGCAAGTAGTCCAACCAACAATCGATCCATCAACAGATCCAGTTGGTGCAGCTAAACATTATCGATCACAAGCTGATAAATTAGCAAAAGAGGCGGCTCAATTTAGAAGAATGGCTGAAGACTTGGTTCCAACTGCTAAAAAATCTACAAAAGTGAAAGATTAATGAGAAACGGGAAAACACTTCCCGATGAAACCATTGATGTTTGGCCTGAAGTATTTGACGAGGTAACACTAAATGTGTTACCCGTTCATTACATCAAAACAGTGCTTATAAATTTCAAGGATGGGAAATCATGGGAAATAGATGTAGAACCAGGTAATAAACGTAAAAAACTTAAAGAATTCCAAGATGGACTAAATGAAATTCTTAAATCATATAAAGAGCATATCAATGAAGTTGATGTGAAAATCGATACTGATAAAGTTAGAAAAGACGTTGAAAAATCTATTAAACGGATGTTAAAGAGAATTAAACTATGACAGTTAAATTAGTATCCTATTCACAACCAACTGAAGAGTTTGCTGAATTAGGAATAGAAGATGCACAAGACTTAATTGCATTTTGTGCAAGAGTATCAAATCCTTCCAATCAGTATAATACTGATACAAGTGATAAATTAATTAATTATTTAATTAAACATAAGCATTTTAGCCCATTAGAAATGGTAAGTGCTTGTATCGAAGTAGAAACTACTAGAGATATTGCTCGTCAATTATTACGTCATAGAAGTTTCAGTTTCCAAGAATTCAGTCAACGATACGCAGATCCAACTAAAGATTTGAACTTTGTCACTCGGGAAGCTAGATTTCAAGATACTAAAAATAGACAAAACTCAATTGTACTAGATTTTTCCGATCCAGAACATAGAGAATTATCACGAATTTGGGAAGAAAAACAACAAGAAGTTATTAGAACTGCTAGAGAATCATATAACTGGGCAATCCGTAATGGCATTGCAAAAGAACAAGCAAGAGCAGTCCTTCCAGAAGGATTGACAGAAAGTAGATTGTATGTAAATGGCACTATTAGAAGTTGGATTCATTTCATCGAGGTTCGTACAGAAGAATCAACTCAAAAAGAACATAGAGAATTAGCATTAGAATGTGCAAAAGCAATTTCTAGAATTTTCCCATTAGCTGAATCTTATGTGTATAAAAAACCAGAGATAATTAAGATTAAACCAGT